ACCGCGCTTTTTCAGGGCCGCTGCGTCGGCCTTCTCGCTCGCCTTTGCAGCCTCCTCGGCCTTTTTGTTGGCGGCCATCGTCTTTTCGATGGCATCGATATTCCTTTGCTTGGCGACCAGCAGGTCACCTTCCCCGGCTTTCAGCCCCTCGAGGAATCCGCCACTGATTCTGGCAGCCAGCTTTTCGGCATTCGTTCTTTTGCCCGCGACGGCTATCTGCTCATCAAGGCTCCTGGACATCTCCTTGTAGACTTTCGAGACATCAGCCGCAGCACTCGAAACCCTCCCGACTACACGCAGGAGCAGGCATTCCCGGAGCCGCTCATAGGGGTTAAGGATGGCTCGATCGAGCTGCCGGGCTACGAAGTTCGCAAGCTCCCAAAAAATCTATCAGCAGGGCTAATCGACTGGTCAATGCTCTCGAAGAAGATCGACAGAGACAAGGAGGCGGCAATCCCCGTCGAAAAGGGGTGGCAAGCCCAGGAAATGGAATTCATCGCAAACCAGCTCTTGGCGATCGAGGAGGAGGCTGACGACGCGCTTCCTGGCCCGCGCAAGGAGTGGCTTGCCTACCGGACTCGAGTCCGTCTCTGGCATGAAGCTTCGGATTTCCCCAGTTCGACGAAACGTCCTGTTCGCCCGGTCTGACCCGCCGCGCATATCGAAGCCCGCCATGAGCGGGTAATTTTTTGTCGGAGGAAACACAATGCCGATTACGGCTGATATCCAGACCCTGGAGCCGGGCGCGTGGGTGGAGCTTTTCGAGCTCGACGCCACGTCCTTGGGCGCCGAGCTGTATCGCTTCCATGGTTACCCGCAGCAGGCTTCGATCTTCTGGCAGGGCAACGAGTACTCGCCCTGGCCGATTAAGGCTGAGGGCTTCGAGATGACAGGGCAGGGCACCCAGCCGACGCCGACTTTGTCGGTTGGCAACGTGGGCGGCTTCATCACTGCGCTTGTCCTTTACTTCGAGGATCTGGTCGGGGCGAAGCTGATCCGGCACCGGACGCTGGGCAAATACCTGGATGGTCAGCCGGGGGCCGATCCCGAGGAAGAGTTGCCGCCGGACATCTGGTACGTCGAGCGCAAGTCCGCCGAGAACAACGAAACCGTGGCGTTCGAGCTGGCCACGGCCTTGGACTTCAACGGCGTGCAGCTGCCCCGCCGGCAGATCGTCGCCAACGTCTGCTGGTGGCTCAGTTGCGGCGGGTACCGCGGGCCGTACTGTGGGTACAACGGGCCGCCGGTGGCAGATGAGAACGACCTGATCGTCACCGACGCAGCGAAAGACAAATGCGGCGGCCGGCTCAGCAGTTGCAAGCTGCGCTCCGGCGAGAACAACCCGCTGCCTTACGGCTCATTCCCGGCCGCCGGCCTGATTAGGAGCTGATCTATGAACAAAGCATCCCGGGCAGCGATTGAGCGTCACGCCCTGGCCGAGTACCCGAAAGAGTGCTGTGGCCTGCTGGTGCGCGCCGGCCGGAAGGAATTCTACGTGCCGTGCCGCAACACCGCGTCGACGCCCAGCGAGCATTTCCGCCTGGCGCCGGAGGACTACGCCGCCGCAGAGGATCAGGGCCAGGTGCTGGCGGTCGTGCACAGTCACCCGGATTACCCGGCCACGCCAAGCGATGCCGACAGGGTTTCCTGCGAGGCGTCGGGCCTGCCCTGGCATATCCTCGAGGTGCGCCAGGGCGCCGACGGCGCGGTGATCGCCGGTGAGATGGTCAGCTTCCAGCCCGTCGGCTACGAGGCACCCCTGATCGGCCGCCGGTTCGCCCACGGCGTGCACGATTGCCTGAGCATCATCCTCGACTTCTACCGACGCGAGATGGGCATTGACCTGGGCAACTACGAACGTGAGGACGGCTGGTGGGAGAAGGGTGGGAACCTGTATCTGGAGAACCTGCCGGCCGCCGGCTTCGAGCGAGTGTCCACGCTGCAGCACGGGGACATCGTGCTGATGCAGGTCCGCTCCAAGGTGCCGAACCACGCTGGCGTGTACCTGGCAGACGGCGTCCTAAAGACCGAGCCGGAGCACTACCCGGCGCCCGGGTCGATCCTGCACCACCTCTACGGCCGGGATAGCAAGCGCGACACCTACGGCGGGTATTGGGGCGAGGTCACCGTCAGCTACTGGCGGCACCGGGAAGCGCCCATCTGATCGAAATGCTATCGTCTGCCGATCTCACAAGGAGTTGATGTTATGCGGATTTTGATTGGGGGCATGGCCGCGGCCTTGTTGGCAGGGTGTGTTTCGGTATCGGACCTCGAGAAGGGCGGACCAGCATTCAAATCTGCCTCTTCGAAGTCCCCGAGGGATTACGCCAGGTGCCTGGCGCCAGCGTGGCAGGATTTAAATGAAGATGTTTCATCCACCGAAACAGAATATGGATACAGACTGCTTCTGAAAATCGACATGGTCGGGGTGCCTGTCATGGCAAAGATATCAGCACAAGGGGCAGGATCATCGGTCAATGTGTATGTCAGAAACGGCACTTGGAATAAGTGGATTGAATCTGCGAAAAAGTGCTTATAAGCCAAACGTCTACAAAAACCGCCTTCTGGCGGTTTTTTGTTGGTTGAGGAAAACATGTCCCAAACATCTGAAAAAATGCAAACCGTCTTGCTGTCAGGATCGCTAGCCCGCCAGTTCGGCCGTCGGCATCGATTTACTACCAACGCCGGCTTTAAAGACATCATGGGATACTTCAGACAGTTTCCAGGTTTCGAGCAGCATATGCTTGAGAGCTCAGACAAAGGCCTTCGCTTCGCCATCTTCAATGGAAAGGAAAACATTGGGGAGCAGGATATCGAGAAGCCTACCGGGAGAGATGTAATCCGAATTGTTCCTGTTATTGCTGGGTCAAAGCGGGCAGGAGGACTGCAAACGATTATCGGCGGGGTAATGATGGCCGCCGCCTTTGTGCTCTCGTTCACCCCGTTTGCCGCCGCGTCTCCATTCCTCTACCAAATAGGCGCAGCAATGGCTATTGGGGGGGTGATTCAAATGCTCAGCCCTCAAGCCAAGGGCCTGGGGGCTCAGGACAGCCCCAACAATCGCCCCAGCTACAGCTTCAACGGCGCGGTCAACACCAGCGTTCAGGGTGGCTGCGTCGGCCTGCTGTACGGCCGGATGATCGTCGGCAGCTCGGTGATCAGCGCCGGTATCTACTCGCAAGACCAGCTGTAACTCTTCCTCGCCACCAGGCCCGCCGAGCGCGGGTATTTTTTCGCCCGAAGGAAAGCCATGACCAACACAGTAATCACCGGCCGCAAGGGCGGCGAGTCCACGCCGCGCCCGTCAGTTGAGGCGCCGGACAGCCTGCAGAGCACAGCCTTCGCGCGAATCCTGGATCTGGTCAGCGAGGGCGAGATCCTGGGCCTGGCTGACGACATGCGTTCGGTCTTCCTCGATGAGACCCCGCTGGCCAACGCCGACGGCGGCCTCAACTTCGCCGGCGTGACCCTGGACAAGCGCTACGGCAGCCAGGATCAGCTGCATATCCCGGGCTTTCCGGCCGTGGAAAGCGAGAACAGCGTCGGCGTCGAGCTTCGCTATGGCCAGCCGTGGACGCGCGCCGTCACCAACCTGCAGCTGTCCGCCGTACGCGTTCGGCTTTCGGTCCCGCGCCTGGCGCAGACCAATACGAGCAATGGCGATACCAACGGCTACACAGTGCAGTACAAGATCGAGGTGGCCACCGACGGCGGCCCTTTCATCCAGGTACTTGCCTCGGCATTCAGCGGGAAGACCACAACCAAGTACGAGCGCTCGCACCGCGTTGATTTGCCCGCGGCGGTCAGCGGCTGGCAGGTGCGTATCACCCGGCTGACGCCGAACAGCACCAGCGGGTCGATCACTGACACCACGAACATCGACGCGATCACCGACATCATCGACGCAAAGCTGCGCTACCCGGGCTCGGCGATCATCGGCCTGCAGTTCGACGCGTCACAGTTCCAATCGATCCCCACCAGGTCCTTCGACCTGTTCGGCCGGATCATCCGCGTGCCGAGCAACTACGACCCGGAAAGCCGCA